CAACCCTGCCAGCCATTAAATTGGTGTGGAGCTCTGCTTGACTAGATGACCAGTCTAGAGACGCAATTACCCATATGGACTTCACGATATTGATTAGCATGTTATACTTTATGTTATACCACATTCACATCTATGCAACAGGAGACCGACCTGGTATAGATAATTGTTATTTTTATGGCCATAGGATCGAAACCGAATCCAGTGGGTCGCAAGACACTCTACTGCGTAGCTTTAGAGATGAAAATAATGATGATAAAAATCAACGCTTGAATACCGTATGTTGTATTCACTCTTAGAGTACACCCAATAGGATCAAACAATTCCACGTTAGTGTACTAGGAGGAGGATTTTACAATTAACAGCTAATTAGTTAATTATTAAGGAAGTTTCGTTTAACGCACCCCCTTAACAGTAAATCAAATTTTAAATTCAATGGCTTTTTCAAAATGTAAAGCGGAGAATGATATTGTGCGAGCACAGTTTCTTCTTGCCGCTATAGAAGGATTTGTAGATACTAGCTTTTTCAAACATGCGTTTGATTCAGCAAAAGAGGAGATTCATGAGCTGTTTACTAAAGCTGAAACTCTTCAACATCATAATATTAAACTCTTTGAAGAAATAAAAGAGTTACAAGAAAAATACCACGCTTCTGTTGAAGCCTATAATAGACTCAACGATGCACGACCACTTAGTTCTTTAATAGAACCCAATGTAGCCGCGATGTCTATGGAAACAATAGATGGACCAATGTTCCTTCAAGGAATGAAGATAAGTGGTATTCCTAAAACAGATATAAATCAGATCTGTCAGCATTATGGCTGTTCTTTACCAACCTATGTTCTTAATCAATTACAGCAGACTCCCCCAAAATGGTCTGCTGTTATTATTGTTGGAAAGACTGTAAGATATGGAGAAGGAAGCTCAAAAGTATCTGCTGAAACTATGGCAGCTACTAAAATTCTTCAAATTATGAAACGTCATACCTTCGAACAGGTTATGGAAGGAGACGTACCCGAAGCTCAATCCTCTTATGAACGCAGACAAACAAAGCGTACGCAAGAGAGAAATGAATTTGCGAAGTATCAAGATATACTTAATGATTCATTTTATGATGATAATCGAACCAAACAAAGTTACGTAAAAGGAGATAGGTTCGTTTTGGATCATTCTAGACAAAAGAAGAGAATGAACAAAAAATTTAAGTCTCTTAATGAAGATACTGGAAGAAATATTGATTTAGAATCAATGGTCCAGCGATTGTCCCACAATTTAGTGGCGAAAGGATATGACGTAGACTTTTCGAAAGACAATGCAGCTATAACACAGTATGCTCTTAAACATTATCATCATACAGGAGTACTTCCTAATTATTTTAAATTAAAGCGTTTTTACGCTATTACAGCCAATTTTCCGCAAGTTCAAAAATGTGGAGCTCACCGTTATCGTAAATTGGTAGTAGATAATTATTATTTGATTGATATGCCCCAGAATATTAAGGATAATCTTAATCAAATGTTCGGAGAAGGACTTATTGATGATTATGTGAAATCAATAATTAAATCATCAATAAAAGAAACAGTTACAGAAATGGCCTCTGATGGAATTAATGCACTCAAAAGCACTGCTTCTTCAATTAGTCTTTTTATTAGAGGATTATTTGATAAAGTTATGACCTGGTGGAATAATTTGGGAATACCACTGAAGATAGGTATTGTATTGACGGCATCATTCATAATTTTGACTTTACTCACTTCCGCCCTTTGGACGTGGGTTAGACCAGTCTTCAATTTCTTTTTTGGAAAAGAATTGCAAAATACAGCAGATACACAGGAGAAGATGAAAGCAGAGGGAGGAGAGATCATTAAAGAAACGGTGGTTGCTTCACTGAAGGAGTATGTTGGAGAATTTAACGCAGTCAGTGCTCAAACTGACAAATGCGCTAGATTTCTTATTAATATGCGTACCTTGAAGGATTTCTTTATCTCAGTAGGGAGTTTTGCTAGGGATTGTATGGATGATTTCCATAAGTTTATTTATGGAAAATCATTTACAATTCGGGCTCAAAATATCGACGAAATGAAGAAAGCACATGAAGCCATGGTGGATTTAGTTTCAAATAATCACACTTCAACCATTTATAAATCCGCTGAACTTATGCGGAAGCTTGTAGTGTGTTATCAGGTTCTCGTTAGGCGTTTTTCAACATATACACCAGCAGGAACCCAAGCTATGACTTTTCATCAGTCTATTTCAAGACAAATGAACACTTGGAAACCGATTTTTGACCAATGTGTTTATAATTTAGCTCTTATTGATAAAAATCAGATTAGAGTAGAACCACTTTGTATTATGCTTCATGGAAAGGCAGGAGGAGGTAAGACATATTTAGTACCAGTTCTTCAAGAAGTCTTAAAACGTGTTATGACGGAAGTAGATTTCAATCCGACCGATACATGGAGTCGTAATCCAAATGAAGAATATTATTCTGGATATCATGGTCAATGGTGCTGTGTTTATGAAGAAGCTTTTCAGGTAACAGACCCGGCAGAACGAGCTTATCAAGCTAATGATATTATCGCAATGATTGGAACACAACCACTTTCTTTACCAATGGCCGATTTAGGCAGCAAAGGAGTCACCTTTTTTGAATCTGACTTGGTTCTAATAACAACAAATGAAATTTCGAAGCCCTTAGTTTCGATTACTGAACCTCATGCTTTGTATCGTAGATATTTTGCAGTTGAAATATTAGAAAATAAGAAAAATTTACCAAAGGAGTTTGAATGGACCGAACTTGACCGATGTTATAAGTTTGTAGTTAAGTTCTATGACTGGGAGAATCCAGATTCTTATCAAGCTAGAGAATGCAATTTTTCAGAAATGATTAAGCTTTTTATGCAGAAAGTAGAATATAATCGTTCTCGTGAACCAATTGGGAATAGATTTGGGGGTACACAGGATATTGATGCAGTTACTGAATCCTGTGGAAAAGCTAAAAATCCAGAAGACTATAAGGAGAAGCGAAAGATCAATCTTCCACAAACAACATGGAAGATGAAACCAAAATCAATAAAATCGCAAGATCCACTTAGACCAGTATATGTTAGTATGCCAGTCTCAGATGGTGCTGAAGAAGAAGGGAAAATGACAGCACAAGCAGATAGATCTAGATCTCGAAATATTGTGGAGGAAGGAATATCTCATTATAAAGTTTCAGTCACAACAAGAGTTAAAGCAATTTGGGATAATGCAATGAATGTTCTCATTTCATTTATTAAAACCCATTACAACTTAGATCCGAGATTTATTGAAGACAAGGCCTTCCTCAAGTATACTAGAGGTTGGTCAGCATATGAACGAGCTATGTTGGACTTATTACGAGAAGGTAATTCTCTTGATTCGATATACTATGCAGTAGCATGTTATTCAAGGGGGTTACCAGTTAATGGACCAAATCTTTATGTAGGACTTCCACATTCTATAAAACTATTATTTTCAAATTACATGCATCAGAAAACGATGTCTTTATATCCTTGTAGTACTGATTTACCACCTAATGCCTACACATTACCTTTGCGTAGAAATTTAGTTAATGGTGTTATAACATTTGATGTAGTCATATCCTCGTATGAACAGAAGAAGTATATTACACTTCCAGTTTCATTACATCAGTATATCCAGAAGGATGGGAAAGAATTTAAATTACCAATTTGTCAGAAGAAGGATTTCACAGATGATCCCGAAGTAGTAGAAATTTTGACTACTTTGACAATTGCTTCTTTGACAGAAGAAGAAGAAGCGGATTACATGACCCGTATTAATTCTTTGTCTGCATGGCATGACCCTATAACTACATTTTTTAAGAATCCACTTTATACTTCAATGTTACTAGTTGGAGTTAGTTTTGTTGCAGCAATTGCAATAGGATTTTTATCAGGTATGGGCCATGAAGCTCCAGAAATTTTTGTAGCAAATTCATCTCATCCTCAATTGAAGAGATTTGAAAAAATTTGGGCAAAGAAAAAATTGCCGAATACAACATCAGGAGTTCAAGCACAATCGGTGGATGAAACATTCACACAATTGGCAAGAAAATGCATTAGGAATACTCGTTTAATAAGAGTTCATTTTGCGGGAAATATTATGCATAGTTTTGTTACCTTTATGGAAGGAACAATAGGATTTACTCCAAATCATTCTATCCCACCTAATTTTGATAGAATAGAGATGCATATTTCAACATCTATGGCGGTTATGGAGACAATTACTTTTCAGAGATCAGAATTGAAAGTAAAGAGATGGCCTATGAATGACAAATGCAAACTCTTGTTTCCACCTAAGAGAATTCCGGCTTTTTCATCATTACGTTCCCATTTACCAGAAAAACCATTGGATGATTATACAGGAATGACTCGAATTACTTACTCAGATGATGGAGAAGCTCTTCTTTATATGCCTTCTACTTCAGCCAAACTTATATCTGATGTTGATTATGATTTTGATGGAGTAGATATTGATAATATTTGTGTAGTTGAATGTATGGGATGTGCTGGAATACAAGGAGATTGTGGGACAGTTTATTTATTGAAGCAATCCGCAAGTCCCAAGAAAATTGGAGGAATTCATGGAGCTGGATCTTCAAAAAGATCTTACGCTATTCCTATTTTCCTATCAGATTTGGATGAACCTTTTGATGATGAACCACCAGTTGAAACTATGATTATTGCACAAAGTGAGTTTGTACCAGCTAAATCACGAAAAATTATTGAGGGAGATTTATCGCATCATGGAATTCATCTACCAGTAATTTGTAATTTAGATAAGCCACATTATCAACCAACAGTAACAGCTTTAGCTCCATCTATTATTCAAGAGGGAGTTCAGATTCAAAGAGGTAATGTTACTGAGATTCACAAATGTCCATGGGAAGTTAAAATGGCACCTGCAGTTCTTAAAGGTGGACCAGAACTGAGTGAAATTTCATTGAGAAACCTGAAGGGTAGAGAGAGACATGCTCTACCACCGGAAGTATTTGATGATGAGTGTTGGGTAGATTTATTTCCGCCAGCTCAAGCTAGAAAATGGACAATTGAAGAAGCTATAAATGGAGTTCCCGGACAACTTTGTTCAATAGATGTTCATAAGTGCTGTGGATATCCAGAATGTGATGAAGGAATTAAGAGAGAAGATGTAGTTCGTTTAAATACAGACCCACGAGGAGGTTACCTAGCTCCCTTTATGCGAGAGAGAATTGAAGAATTTGAAAAGAAAGCAATGGAAGGGATTGCCACGATGCAGACGTTTGTAGAATGTAAGAAAGATGAACTTCGAACAAAGGTAAAAGTTGCTGAGAAGAAAACGCGTTCATTTTTTATGGGTACACTTACTTTACTTTTGCTTTTTCGAATGTACTTTGGGTTTTGGCTTTCAGCTATTTCTACAGCTGAACTTAGTCCAATAGCTATAGGAATAAATCCATATTCAACACAATGGTGGCAATATTATTGGAAATTTAAAAGTTATTCAGGAGGAAGACATATAGATTCAAAGGACTTTCAGGGTTGGGATCTACGTTTTATTGCAGAGTTTTGTCATGAACTTACTAAACGTTTTCTTAAGGCTTATGGTTTCGACAAACTTCCACTTGGAATACGTAGAATTTATTATTGTATTCTTTATGTTCATTTTTATACTCATTTATTAGTAGCAGCAACTGTTTATCTTGCAGATATTATGGTATCAGGAGGACCAGGGACAGCCCTTATTAATTCTGCTTATAATGTAGTTATTAATAGAGCGGCTACTTTGAGAATAATGAAACAAACTTTGCAAGTACGAATACCAATGAATTATCTTATGTTTCTCACTGTTTTGGGTGATGATAATTATAAAGCAATTAGAGATTTTATGATTGGACTAGTTCGTTCAATTGATGTTTTTACACCGAAAAGATACGCTGAAGTTATTTATGAAATGTTTGGACTTGTTTCAACAACAGCAACGAAAGGAGAGGTTGGAGATTTCCAGACAATGGAAACGGGAGATTTATTGAAGAGAAGATTTATAAGGGATTCTGAAACAGGAACTATAATGTGTCCAATGACATTGGATGATATACAACAGCATTTGTTGTGGATTAATACTGCATCAGAATTACCGATGAAAAAACAAATTACCGAAAATATTCATTCTGCTCTTAAGGAGATCTTTTTCCATGGCAGAAAAGTATTTGATGAACAGAAAGCTATATTAAATCCATTTTTGGAGTCCATAAGTGAAGCTAATAAGTTCAATGCTACGTGGGATGATATTTATGCCACGTATATAAAGAATATTCAGAAATGCTGATAAGATTTCAGCACCCCCAGAGATAGGGTTACCATTCCTGCTTTCCAGTGTGCAGTTAATATTAAACACGGCAGTGCTGAAAAGTACTGTTTCCTGCGTTCGAACAATATACGACCAGGAAAGACCCCCATTACGTAACATTGATAATCTACTGTGTTGCGTGAGTATGTTCCCAGATTCAATCAGAGAAATCGACGAAGTCCTCGGATGATAGGACAATACAACAAGAAGTTCACCCGGAAACTAAAGAAGTAACGGGCTTGATCAAGTTTGACGAATCGGCCAATCTTGAAAAAGAACAAATACCTGGAAGGCAGATGTTGACAATGATTTCAAATCCCTTTCCAGATCAAACACCCAATCAAGTATTGAGACGCTCATATTTGATAGCCCAAGTTAATTGGACACCTTCATTTACCAGTTTAAGCTTGGCATTTCCTCAAACACTCTTTGCAATCGACGCGATTAGCAATTTTTTGAGTGTTTATGAATATTTTAGAGCTGGAGTGACCATTACTGTACGAGTAAATAGTACACCATACCATCAAGGATCATTGGTAACAGCCATAGCACCGTGTCGTTCATTGACTGGAGTTACCGGATATCAATTACAAAACATGAGACCAGTGATACTTTCTGCTTCAGTACAAGATTCATGTACCATAGAACTTCCATATTTGAATCCACTAGATTGGTTGGATATAGCAACATGTGCAGATTATGCAATAGGAACATTTGCACTAACAGTTCTAAATCCACTATTAACTACTTCAACTGGTGTTCCAGCCAGTTGTACAGTATCTATTTTTTGTGCATTTAGAGATCCAAAAGTAGCGGGATTTATAGAACCATCAGCATTTCTTGAAAAGAAGAAGAAAGCAATGGAACAAAAAGAAAAAATGAAAGCTCAGAGTGTAGTAGAAAGAAGAGGAAGAGTTATGACAAATTCTTATGGAAAACAGGTAACTGATGAAAATACACAGATAGAAGGAGAGAAAAAAGCAGATAAAGGAACAACAGTAAATGGTATACAAAAGATAGTGGGAGGAGCAAGTGAAATATTAAAGATGATACCAGTAGTGGGAGCTATTTGGTCCCCAATAGCTAAATTTATTTCAACTTATGGAAAAGTGTTGGATGAACCATTTAATCCAGCGGTCCCTCAAGGAGTAGACCAGAATTTGAATTTTAATGATATGACGCATATGCAAGGACTATTTTCTGGACAGCAAATTACAATGTATCCTGGAGTACAAACATCTAAAGAAACTTTTGATATGGAGAGTAGTTTTATGGCAATACATGAATTAGCACAGGTCCCAGCCCTTTATTATTCAACAACTTTTGCAACGCAAGACCAAAGTATAACTTTAGGATTAACTCCTTTATCTTCAGAAGGACCTTCAACAGTACATGGTATAGATTTTCTGGCATTTGTAGCAGCAACGTTTCATTTATGGCGAGGTTCAATTAAATACTTATTTCACTTTGTTAATTCAGCATTTTATTCGGCACGATTCCGAATATCGTATGCAACAAGTACACCAGGTTCAGGAGATGGTGATCTACCGCAACAGATAGTTGATGTTAAAGGAGATACATTTGTAGAGATAACAGTACCATATTTGTTTCCAACAACCTGGAGAACTACAGGTTTAGCCTTTGCATCTGGTAGTCCGAAACTTTTTATAGAAATGATAACTCCAATATCAGGTTCATCTATGCCAGCAACCCCAATTATATATCTTAATATATGGAGATCAGGAGGAGAGGATATTCAATTCAATTTCATTAGAAATCCTTATCCAGTACTTTTTCCATCATTAGCATTAGAGAGGAAAAAGAAAAGAAAAGAAAAGAAAA